GGAGATGCTACACAGTAGTAACAAGGATTCCCGGCAGGGGCTACGTCAAATGTTCCAGTCTGAATGGTTGTCGAATTGAGCTTGAAACGCCAACTGCAAGTTATGGCAGAAACCTGCGGGTTGTAAACCACGAACGTCATAACAGGAGCGCACACATACGATAGCGGAGCCCCCGTAATGACAGGCATTTCGTTGGCGGTAAGGGTGACACTATATTGCGGGGTGCCCGGCTCCTCTATTGGCAGGTACGCCCCCCCACCGACTCCTTCATCTGTTACATCAGGCTGAAGGGTCATAGTGAGTTTTCGCTGTGGTTGAAACGGAATTGGCTTTCTACCAACTGGCATCGGGAACCACCTCCCAGGTGCCAAACTGCTCAATTAGGTCAATAAGTGCTTGGGGAACCTCGTCGCTGTTCAGGCCGATGAAAAACGACGTACCATCGGCCCCTACCGACCAAGTAGTCCAATCGCATACCGCAGACAGAGCGTTGTCTATTTTCCAATGCTGCTTGCCCGTAGCCAGGTCAACGCCCTTGTCCAAGAACTTCTGATTGGTGGTAGTACAGCGAACGATTATCATTTTGTCTGGATGCCTGTATAGCCCAGGTACAGAGCGGCCCCCGTGCAGTTTTTGACCAGCAAGTAATATGCGTTGGTGATGTCCCATGAAAAACCAAACCAACCTGAATCGGACTGGTCAATCTTGATTGGGTTGCTTCCATCGGTAAAGTACAGCTCCAAACCGTCTTGCGCGGCAGCAATCCCAGCCATGATGTTCTTGATGCACCATTCCTCACCAGAATCGGGCTGGATGGTCAAATACCCATCGTCTGCAATGCTCGACAGGGCGCATTTCACATCTCCAGCAGCCATGCGTTACACCTCCTTATGCCAAAGAGGGGAGAGCCTTCGCCCTACCCCTGCGCCACCAGATGGTAGCACTTTAGTTCCCCGCCAAAGTACGTTGATGTCACGGCGTTTTGTGTGTCTAGGTTGGGTTGGCCAACCCTAAAGCCTGCAATCTTTAGCGCCCGGTAAATGGCCTTGATGTCGCAGGACGGATAATCGAATGTCAGCACCAACTTACCGCCCCGGCGAAGTACCCTGTGGAACTCGGCTAGGGCCTTGGGTATGTCATTGGGCCGTAAGTGCTCCAGCACCGAAAGGCAGAACACCTTGCTAAAAGACCGTTGCTTATACGGCAACTTGGTGATGTTGCCCTTCGTGAACTCGTACCTTGGGCTTGGTGGTACATCTTCAAGGTCGCAGGCATACACCTTACAACGTGCGCCCGCCGCCAGCTTAAACGGGTGTTGCACACCGCAAGCCGCATCTAGAATCACATCGGATTTCTTCAAGAGGGACAATGCCCACGGGTACTCGTAGCGCCGTGACCACCAGAACCCTGGCTCTAGGACCACGCCACACAGTTGTTCAATGTGAGCATCGTCCCACTTGAAGAACCCATCGGTCATGCCTGTTTACGGCTTCGCAAATACTGTGATGGCAACTTCCAGGTCGCCGCTGGCAATCGTGACGCCATCGGAGCCTGTGGTCTTGGGCGTGGTCACGGCAAAGGCGTAGAGCAGCGTGCCGCCCGACGAAGCCGACCAGATTGTGGCGTGTGTGATTTCCTGGCCTGATGCGATATCCGTGCCAGCCCAGGACACCGCAGCGTCCGACAAGACCCGCCGCTCCGTGTTGGACGGATGGTTCTCGGGCGAGCCGACCGAAATGGATTTGCGGTCAATGTCGCCAGCCGCCGCAGGCTTCTGCGCTTCGTTGGCCGTACCGTCTGCCCCAGGGCTGCCGATGTGCAGCATGAGGTAGCCAGTACCCGTATTAAGGTCTGCATTCAGCTTTGCATCGGCGTTAGCCGCACTCATTGTCATGGTAGCTTATCCTCCTTCTTTAGAGCTTTTTGTCGGCCTCGGTTTCGATGGCCGCATACTGCCTGCTTGCCGCCTTGATTGCTTCAAGGTTGCCGCCAGAGCATAAAACCTGTGTGCGTTCCAGGCTGGCTGCGTTGTTCATACGGGCTTCCTCAATACGCCCTTGGGTCGTGATGTGCGCTGCCGTGACAACGCTGTCGCCCAGGATGTACGAGATGATAAGTGCGGCGAAGGCCATTACAACGTCCGTTGGAATGTTGAGGCCCAAGCCCTCATTGGCCACAATCAGCAGGGCCGACACTACCGCCAGCCAGAACTTCGATGTGCGGTAAAAAGGCACCACTACGCCCCCCCTCCTTCCCTGGCTAATCGCTCAATTTCGGCTAGGGTTGCATCCTTTTGAGCCAGTTGCGCCATCAGTTCTGCGGTATCGGCCTCTAGTCCTAGCCAAGCCGCCACGCCTTCATGCACCGCGAAGGCTATGGCGAACCGCCCCCAAAACGAGCGTAGCACCTGGGCATCCCCAATGTTAGTGACAAAGCCCGTTTCAACTAACACCGCAGAGATACCCACCTGCGTAGGCTTGCGAATCGCGTAGTAGTAGTCGTCACCTTCGGGCCGCAGCCTGGTCTTGACCATCGGTGTCCGCGCACCAATGCCTACTACACGTTGCAGGTACTTCTCGGCAATCAGGTTCCCCAGCCGTTGGCTTTCCGTGTTGAACGCCGACACAAAGATTTCGGCACCGTTGGCGCTTGGGTCAACGGAAGCATTGGCGTGGAAACTGACAACACAGAGCGCGGGTTGGGTTATCAAAGCCACACGCTGTTCAGGGGTCATGCCCGTGTTTTCAACTCGCGTTAGGTCAATGTTGACCCCCCGCGCCCTGGTGCTGGCCGCGCAGAGCTTGCCAATCTCCAGTACGACTTCGGCCTCTAATAGCCCGTTAGCGACAGCGCCGGGGTCTGGCCCGCCATGCCCTATGTCGTACCGGGCTGGTATGGTGTTCACATCGGCACCTTGAACGTAGCTGTAACCCATTGGGTTGTCCCTGTCTTTGGACCCCAATCCATGACCGCACCAAACGCCTCGCCAATGTCGCGCACGCCCAGCATGGTCCTGCCGTTGCTGATGTAGGGTGCAACCAAGAGCGTGATTGGTCTGCCATCAAGGTAGGCCAAGGTGCTGCCGATGGTCAGTTTGAGAATCATTGTGCGTTCGGTGGTCGCGTCCGTAATACCCCACACTTCCAAGGCAGGGAAGTTCCACGGAATCCAGCAACGCCCGCCCTGCCCCCAGCCTTCGCCCCAACTGTTTTGGACAAGCCAGTACCCCGGTTTCCAGCCGATTGCCGCCGTAGCGTGGTAGCCCAAAAGAGTCCCGGCAGGCATGGGAATGATTCCGTTGGCATCGGGCGTAAAGTTGGCGTAAACCGGGATGCAGTACAGGATAGGGCCTGTGGTGAACAGGGCAGACTTCATGGCTAGGATTTGGCGGTAGTCAATGCTGACGTAGCTGGCTACTTTGTAAGGCCGGGCCAACACAACGATGCTTTCCGCCGAGCCGGGCCAAACCTCTTGCCCCCACTCCGTAATGCCCGGCCAAACAGCTTCCTTGACCACACCGACATCTGCCAAGGTAGCCAGAGCCTCGCGGGGAATCATGCCCGGCCCTTTGTAATAATACTCGTTGGGTCGGTAGGCATAAATGAACTGCCTACTGTGCTTTTCGAGCGGAGGACATTCCTTCGCTTCTTGCCAGTCCTTGATAAGGCCAAGGGAATGAGCTACGCAAGAATTGACCGCGCCTTGGTTGTCAACGTCAACAATGCCCGGCGCGGTGTAGGTTTCTGGCAGTTCGGTTTCGGAAAGTACCCGGCAGTAAACGTGGTAGGCATAGTCCCTGGGGTCGGCGGGAGATGGAACAACGCCTAGCGGGAACCCACCTGGGGCCAGCGGTACGGTTGCTTCAGACAAGCGAAGCCCTCCTCTTTACAGCCCAAGTTGCTTGATTGATTGCACGGTGCGCCACAAGGCCCAGGCCGCACCTAGAGCAGTAACCAACCAACCTGCCAAGATTGGGATAACGAGCTTTTGGATGCTGTCAATGCGTCCGTTCGCGCCCTTTGCTTCATCTAGTGCCAGGTTGGCAACCCGGCAAGCCTCAACGCCCGCCTGTATGCCAGGCGAGTAGGTTTTCTCGATTTTGTCCATTGCCCTTTGTATGGCCTCCGTGATGCGGAGTTCCACGTCGTGTAGCTCGCGAATCGTCGCAAACCCCTCCGTCATGGATGCACCTCGCATTCGCTTGCCGCTTCCACTAAGAGGCTATCATCCGAACGCCCGTTACGCCAGGTTATGCTCTGGTCAGAGGTGCCAGGATACGGGCAATCGTTTCGTCCGGGTCGGGCAGGTAATCCCCAAGATGCATTTGTGTGGTGCCAGCCATGATGTCATGCACCTTGCGTACCAGCACTAACACCGCTTGCTCCCGCATGATTCTGTTGGCCCGGTTTGCCGGGTCAACCTCCCACCATTGGGCAACCACCTTGCGCCCAAAGTCAGCATCAACTGTTAGGGCAATCGGGCCAGACACTTCGATGGGCCTGTCCTGCAACACGGCCAGAATGCTGTCTGCCGTAGCCTGGGCCTCTGATTCGCTAGTTGTACTCGGCACGGTAGTCCAGTAGTCAACCTTCTCTGCTGCGTCAACGCCTGATACCTCGGCGGTCTTAACCGTTGTCCCGCCCTCAATGTTGACGTAAACCCGGTTTGGCCTCGGCCCGGTCTGCCTGCGCCAGGTACACGTTGTTACAAAGGGCGTTACTTCCGTCACGGCCACAACGTACTCGTCCCAGGCCGAGTCGTCGCCGTAGTCAGCCAAGGTGCGGAAGCGAATGTAGTAGGTGCCACTCGCGGTCAAGGCAACGGTCACGCTGGCTTCTTCCCCGCCTAGAACCTTGTCCGAAGTGTCGGTTTCGGGGTCGGTGTAGGTGGCTTCATCGTCAAGCTCAATCTGCAAAGCAAGACTCGCGCCAGAGGTCGGTGTGAGAACATGGTCAACGATTGCCGTGAAGGTCACGGTGCCAGCCTCGATAACGTGAACATCGTAGCCTTCGGGGTCAGGGCTGTACCCGGTTGGCAAGGCCCCGCCCGTGTCCACGTCAAGGGTTCTGGTTTCGCTCCATGAGCTTTCCGTGTTGTCGTACCGTATGCCCTTGGCCCGCCAATACCATGTCTGCGTACCCGTGACCGTAGCGGTTGGAGTATGCACGGTTTCGCTGTCTTGCCAACTACCAGTCGTATCAATCAGGTTGGCGGTGTCAAAGGTAGCAGCGGTGTCCACCTGCAACCTGCATTTGCAGTCCGAGTCGTCGCTGGCAGCGATATAGACCTCGAACTCCTGCGGTACGTCAACCACATCATGCCCGGTAGCAGGCGAGTTGAGCGAAACATAGACCGCCACCAAAGCCGTGGTGAACGTGACTTCGGTAGCGAATGACCCAGCCTCGCCCATGGCGTCTTTGGTGGCAACCGACCATTCATAGGTCTTGCCGTTGACCAGGGCATCGGCATCCATGTCGAAGTACTCGTCGGTGCTAGTGACCCATACCTCGGAAGTGCTAATACTGCCATCGGACTGGGCGTAGTACCACGTTCCCGTTCCCTGCTCCCTAATTCGCAGCTTAAACGCGCTTTGTGTGTCACCCGGATTAGGGTCGCTGAACGTCCATTCATACCTGGCCGGGAACCTGGCATCATAGTTACCTCTGGTTAGGTCAGTTGGTGCGTTGGGGGCGGCGTTTTCGGCGTAGAGCTTTAGGTAGGTTTCAGCCCCGGCCTTATAAGCCAGGTAGATACCGTTGTCTGCCAAGCGGGTTGACGAGTAGAACAGCATTGAGGTGTTGGTAGTACCACCATCATAGACCGTTGTGCCAGCGTCAAAGGAGCCATCGGCGATTGTGAACACATACCGCTTGATGTGGAAGTAGTATGGGCTTGTGCCTGTGCGGTAAGCAGCAAACAGGTAAATCAGGGTCTTGTCAGCGTTAAAGCAAATGCGTGGAGCCGGGCAGCCTGTTTGCGTGCCTGGTGAAACTGAATAGCTTGTGAGCGTTCCGTCACTTATGGCAATCCTACGCAGGTGCAGGCCGCCCCCGGTGTTGGTCATGGCCCAGATGTAGGTGCCATCACACAAGATGTTCTCCGCTATGTCAACGCCAGAGATGGAACTGCCCTTGGTCGCTAGGGAGCCACCAGACGGATGGTAGTATGCCTGGCCCAAATCGGCTTCATCATCAACCACAAAGAAGCCGTGGTTGTCGCTGTCGTCCACAAAGCCGCTGATTGATGTGCCAGAGCTGGCTTCGTTGGCGTTGCTGCGAATCGTCTGCGGGGTACTGTCCTTCGTTACCGTGCCATCGGCAGCCACGGAAATGGTGAAGCTGTACCAGTAGAGGTCGTAGCCGTAGGTTTCATCGTCCTCGGTGAAGTGGCAAACCGCTTCCAGCTTGGTGACTCCGCTACCAGCGTTGTAGCCGTGGATTTCAACTTGCCTGATGTCCTCGTCAGATGCGACTGACAATAGCGTGTAGAGGCTTGACCAAGACCAGTCGGTGTAGCCGCCGTTTGGCGTGCCAAGGTAGTAAACGAAGTCGGCCCCGGCTGTCCCGCCTTTAACGAGATGGATGCGGCCCTGGTCGTCAATCCAGGCATCGTTTTCGTCACCGTCATCTGGCAGATAGGTGCTGCTAAAGGACCAGTTGACGCCGTTGTCTGTTGAATATGCAACCTGCCTGGTACTGCCTGTGCCAACGATGGTAGCCAATGACCCGTTGGGCAAACGGGTTATGGCATTTTTGACATTACCGCCTACGGTTGCCCCGGTTACGGTGATGGTAGCCATCAGTTATCGCCTGCCTGTCCACGGGTCACGGTCAATAGCGGCGGGTCAAGGTCGTCAGGGTTAACCAGAAACACCACGAACGATGGCGAATCAACCCAAAAGATTAGCCCGTACTGCTCCCTAACTTCCTTGAAGATTTCCAAAGGGGTTTTGCCAAAGGCGGTGATTGGCCTACTAAAGCCCGTTGCGGTGTCAATGCCGCTACTGTCCAACGGGGCACAGTATTCATCAACGATGCTTGCCAGCGTAGCCCCAACGTCAGCCGTGGTGTAGTTCTCCAAGATGATGCGTTCGGCCAGAATCGAGTCTGGCAATTTGCAGTAGCACTTGAACTCCCGTGGCCCTGCACGTTCGGGGTCGCCCTGCAACCAGCCCTCGTAGGACTCCTCTTGGCCCGAAATGTCACGCACGGACACCACAACGCTGTCACCGTCACCGGGCGTACCAGCCAATTCGTCAGCTACCCACAAGTCAAACTCCATCGTGCCAAGTTCGCCGTTGGTGGTTTCAGAAACGATGGGGTTCTTGACCTGGGAACTATAATCAAGCCCGGCGATTTCAACGGCAAACCTTGTGACCATAGACAGCGACACGCGAAGCTGCCTTACGGCAAACCAGCTATCGAACACGCCTGCGTAGTCGTCCTTGATGGTTGCCTGCCACCACCAACGCCCTAGAGCTATGTCACTCGGCGGGGTGAACCTGGCATAGAGCGAAGCCACAGGAATGCCGCCAGAAGTCATTGCTGTCCAGTCCGTCCCGTTGGCCGAGTACTCCCAGTTGGTCTGGCTGCTCGAACTGTCCCAGGTATAGACAATAGGACTCATGCCTACGCTTTGGGCCGCTTGGATTTTGGGCCAGTACACCGTAGCCGTGTTGCCAGTCGGCACCGCTTGGGTCAGCACGAACTTTAGCTGGTCCCTAGCAACCGCCGCATAGGGCTGTGGTTCGGCGCTGGCGATATAGATTGAGCCAATGTAGGTGACGATGATTTGCACATAGGCCCGGTCGCTGTCGTCGCTGTCGTGGCGAACCGTGTTTGCGCCTACGTTAAAGTCGCCCGTGCAATCGTACCAAGCTGACTCTACACCGTTGCTCAAAGTGCCTGTGTGCTGGGTAACGAAGGTGTTGACCGTGATTTTAGGGTTTACGGTGTGGTAGGTGCCTTCTTCTTCCCAGTAAGCGGTGACAGAACCAGAGTAATTGACCAGGATGCTATCAATGCCAACGGCCATTGAAGCCAAGGCTCTAGGCAGGGTTGGCACATAGCCTGTTGCCGAGTTGCTACCGCTTGTGCCAGTTCCACCGTTGCTGTCGGAAGGCCCGCCGCTGGGGGTTAGCGTGATGCTCCAGCTTCCGCTTTCACCCCAAGACATAGAAATGCTGGCGCTGACCTTGGTGAGGTCTCCGTCATGGTCGGGGGCTGTCATATACCCGGTTAGGGTTTCGTAGAACGTACCCCCGTAAGCCTGGCTAGTCGTACTGGTGTAGCTGTAGTCCCGGTCAACGCCCTTCCAACGGACCTTTACCTCGGTAATAACGCCCGCTGGAATGGTGACAATGGTTTCTTCGTTGTCGAGAACGTAAACCCAACCAGTATCGTATTGGCTCATTAGTACACCGCCAGACCCGTACTAAGCCAAGTCGGGCGCGGGTTAGGGCAAACGAATGTTACTGTTGCCCGCCAATACTTGCGCCCAACCCTGCTCCACGCTACCCCCTGTTCCAAGAAAGCGTTGGCATAAACCCAATGGTCACCGTCATACGGCATCTCCAGGTCGCCATCGGTGCCCGACTCAAACAGGGCTGATAGCGTTTCGTACTCGTCATAGGTGGTGGCCAAGATTGAAACAGTTACCTCGGTTGGTAGCCGCCCATCGTCAATGACGCCAGAAATGCCATCGTACCCAGGCGGCGAGAACACAATCTTGCGGTAGCCGCCAGAACGCACCGGGGCGGGGTTGGCCATGACATTGAGAGTTGTGTCTGCAAACTTCCAGGTCATACGAGCACACTCCCCAGTCGGCGCATACGCCTCATCAGGTCAGCGTTACTAGCTTGGGCAACACCTACATTGGGCACGTTGTAAGTCACGTTCATGGTGATATCCCGCACAGCGCCACTCATTAACGCCCGTTGCTGTTCCGGGGTCAGCACCATTTCCCCGCCGTGGACCACAGCTTTAATTGGCTCACCGAACACGCCGGGGACCATGCCGCCGCCCTTCCTGTCAATCGAACCCCGCCAGGACTGGTCCCAAGCTCCCTGTGGCGGCACATAGATGCCTTCGTCAATCAACTTCTGTACCGCAGCTTGGCGCTTGCCTAGCTCCTCAAGGAATACCCTGGTCTTTTCCTGTTCGGCGAAGATGTCTTGGCGCATCTCGACATCAATGCGCTTTAGTTCGTTTTCGTGTGCGGTCTTGGCAGCGGCTTCTTCAGTTGCCAGCCTGTCCAGGGCCGCCTTCTGCTTGGCCTTGGCACCGTTCTCGGCAGCTATGCGGGCCTCTTGAATCTTGGCAATCTCTGCGTCAAGGGCCTCGACCTCGGCGGTCTTTTTCGTCTCGATTTCGGCCAGTTCCCAAGCCAACTGGTCAGCGGACGCCTCGCGGCGAATTCGCAATGCCTCGTCATACAGGTCCTTCTTCTTTTGGGCATCGGTCTTGATATCGTCAATTTCCTTGCGGTAGTTGTCTTTCTGGATTTCACGGACCTTCAACAGAGCCTTGCGTTCAATCTCTGCTTCAAGGTCAACTAGGTCTTGCTTCAGTTCCTTTTTGCGGTCGGCATCGTCCTCGTCAGCGATACGCTTTTTCAGGTCGGACACCCGGCGCTTGTCCTCGGCGACTTCTAGGGCATCTTCTTCGGCTTCGGTTTCAGCGTCAATCGCGTCAATCTTGGCCTGCACCTTGGCTATGGCCGCTTTGGTGTCCGAGTCAAGCAGCGCGATTTGGGCATCGTATTCTTCTTCGTACTGCTCCATGCGCTCTTTGTGAGCATCACGGGCTGCGTCTGCTTCGGCCTCCAAAGCGTCAATGCGCTTCTTGCTGGCCTCCCTAGCCAGGTCAACCAGGCTCTTGGTGGTTGATTCGACGTAGCCGTAGTGGTCGCGGATGCGCTGGATGTCGTCGTCGTACTCGCGGTCAAGGGCTGCGCGGCGGTCAGATATGGCCTGCTTTTCATCCGAATACCGAATCGATTCGGCATCCTTCATGGTCTGCGTTTCTTTTTCGATGGTGGCCAGTCTTTCGCGGTGCAACTGCTGTATCGCTTCACGTTGTGTTTGGAACGATTCTAGCTGGGTATTTGCCGCATTTGCCGCCGCATTCTTCAGGGCGTTATAGGCCAATACCAGTAGTAGTATCCCGCCAATCACTAGGCCAATGGTGCCCAAAGAGGCCAAGAACTTGGCTGCCAGACTAGCTGTACCAGCCGCCGTTGCCATCTGCGCGGCGTGGAGGGCGTAATGCGCCATTATCAAGCCGCCGATACCAAGGGTCATTTGTCCGATAATTAACAGCAAAGGCCCGATAGCGGCGACTAAGACCCCGGCCACAACGATGGCCCGCTTCCATCCATCACTAAGGCCGCTAAACCACTTCACCGCCCCGGCCACGGCAGCAGCTATACCCTGTATTACAGGCAAGAACACTTGGCGCACCGTGTCGCCAAAGGTGATTAAGCTGGCATTTAGGCTTGATACAGCCTGGTCCAGCTTGAATCTGGTGGTCTGTGCGGTTATGGCGAAGGCATCCCCGGCGTCACCTGCGGAGTTCTTAATCTCGTCAAAGACCTTGCGGTTTTCTTCAAGGTTCTCGCCCAGCAGGGCTAAAACACCCGTTAAACCGCGAATGTTAGGAAACACCTTGGCTATGGTTTCCTCACCGAACTCTTGCGTGAGATTGTTGATAGCCAACAGGGCTTCAAGCAGGCCATCTTCCCTAATAATGCGGCGTAGTTCGGTGAATGACATCCCCATTTCGCCAAGGGCTTCAATGGCCTGTGCGCTCGGTTTCAGCATGGCGTTTAGCATCTGCCGAAGCTGGGTAGCGGCGGTTTCTGGGGTAGACCCCAGCCTGGTCATAACCGCTACTGCCGCACCAACTTGGTCAAACGTCACTCCCAACATCGAAGCCACAGGCAGAACCCGGCCCAGGGTCGTGGTCATTTCGTCAATCTCGCCCTTGCCTTCACGCACCGTGGCGACCAGGATGTCCGTGGCTTGCGCTGCGGTGATGTTGGCCGCGCCGTAGGCGTTGATTGCGCTGGTAACTAGGTCGGCAACGTCCTTGGTTTCGCCAAGGCCCGAAGCGGCTGCTCTGGCTGACTGGTCAACGATGTCCAGCGCAATGCTGGTTTCGATACCAGAGGAAGTAACGAAGTACAAAGCGTCTGCGAGTTCTTTGGGGGTAGCGCCAACCTGCCCGGCCATAGATAGCAGGTCTTTCTCCCAGGCTTTGGTTTGTTCTCTAGCTATGCCGACCAAGGCCGTGATGTGCGCTATTGATTCCTCGAAGTCTGTACTAGCTGTGAAAGCCGCTTTGCCAATAGCGGTCAGAGGGGCGGTGATGGCAATAGACCACATTCGCCCCATTTTGGTAAAGGCGGTTCCTACCGCATTGAAAGCCCGTGCAATCGAACCAGCCGATTTGTCAGCTTGTGACCAAGCAGTAGCCAGCCCAGCAGTAAACTTGGAAAGGTCAAGCGTTAGGGGTACTATTACTTGCCCGACTATGAGTGGCACGTTCCGCACCCTCCTTTCCCCTCTTGTTGCCAAGGGCGCTGATGTTCGTGTCTATAAGCGACACCGAAGAAATGTCCACCAAGTTGCGGTTTTGCTTGTCGCGCACAAACCGAATCCAAGCTGAATCATCGGGCAGACCGCGCAGCAGTATGCAGAAACTACGCCAGGACATTTTGTTCTCAAATGCCACGGCGTTGAGGTCTATGTCATAGTACCGCTTGAAGTCTGCTTCGATAGAACCCCAGGCCCACAAAGTGAGCCTGGGGTCTAGACGTTTCCCAGGTCTGCCTTAGTCGTGTTTGCTCCAGGCCCCCATTTAGCCAGGATGTCAGGCACCATGCGGTCCAGCACAAAGCCCATTTCGACGTCTGATTCTTCAAGCAGACTTAGGAACGCCTTGCCGAACATCCGTTCAATCAGTTCGGGCACCATTTCGTCCGGCACTTCCATCGTCAGCTTGTCGCCCTGCCGCTTCAGGCAGTAGCGCATAAAGAACATCGAGAACGAGAACGGCATGGTTCCTGGCAGCACAAAGTCCTGGCCGCGAAAGCGAACGTGCAGCGGCGGCTTTTCCTTGCGGTATTCTGCCTCTGCTTGGTCGAAGTCGGAGACCAGTTGTGCCTCTTGCTCGTCGGCAAGTTCCTGCACGGCGTTGTTAAGAAAGCGTACCCGGTCCTCCCGGCTATTGGGGCGCATGGCCTAGCTGCCCGGTACGATTTCGACCTTGCTGTTGACCCGGAAGGTGCCCGTGAACTTATAGACGCCTGCCGTGCTGCCTGTTTCAGCATAGGCCGTGAAGAAGCCAGTCAGGGTCCAGCCGTACCCGGTTGACCGGGTATGAGCCACGGTGACTGTGGCCCCAGTTTCGGCTGCGTCACGCAGCTCGCTCTGGCCCACATCAAGGCCCGAGCTGGGGTCCTCAATGGCGATACCTTCGATGCTGGCCGTTTCCTCAACGGCGATACTGGCGAAAACCGATTGCAGAACATCCTGCCCCGAAACAACATCCTCGGAGCCTGTGATGTTTTCCTCGCTGACGCTGACGTTGCGGTTAAACGCCGTGACCTTGGCCACAACTTGGCTGTTGACCTCGACCACGGTATTGGCGAACTTGATTTCGGGCATGGTTGCTGTACCCCCTTAGAGTCGGTATGTGTCACCCGTGCTATCAACGCGAATCGAGTAGTGCGCCGACCATTCGGACCTGCCTTTGTCGTCCCGGCCTATGCTGGTTGGCGGGGTCATTACCAACACCGCTCCCACCATACTACCGCCCGTTACAAACGCTTCCCCGCCAAACCCCGCCAGGTCACGGTGAATGGCTGTGACAAGGGCTTGGGCAGTCGCGTAACTGGTGTTGCGAACCAACACCTGCAACCCGCACAGGTCAACCGCCAAGGCGTTCGATTCCTCAATCATTGGCGCACTCTCGTCGTAGAGCGTGATGCTGTTATCGGGGTTGTCGTCTTGGTAGCCGTAGAACAGGGTGCTGTTAAGAACCCCGTGGCCACGGTCTGCCAAATAGCTGGCTACCTCGGAAGCAATCATTGCAGCACCTTGCCGATTTCTGTCCCTACGGCGTGCATCAAGGCCCAGGGCATGGTTCGCATTAGCGGGTCGGCCAGGTAGCGCATCTTGCGCCCGTGCTGGAAGTTGGCGTTGTTCTCATGCCAACGGATGGCGTACTTCAGTTCTGGTTTCCCGGTGCCGGGGCCGCCACCAAAGCAAACGCAGGCTTCGAGTTCGGTGGCGTGCAGAACGACCATGCCGCTGTTCATTAAGGGGCCTTTGTCTAGCGGTACTTCCTGCACGGCTTCTCCTAACAGAACGTGCCCGCCAGCCCAAAGACCGCGCCGACCAGCTTCATGGACCTGGCGCTCAATTTGCGGTCCAATCCAGTTCTTCCAGTAGGTCTGCACGGCACACCCCCTACCTAACCGCTACTTCATAGTGGTGGGTTGCTCCCCCGGCTAAAGGATTGTCAATCGAGTCAACCCGCACTACCTCTAGGTTAAGGCGTTCGTGCGGGCAGGTCTGGTCGAGAATCCAATGCTCCCATTCAGGGTCAATCGGCGCATCGTTGGCCAGGAACACAATGGCCCTGGCCAAGATTTCTTCGTTTTGGCGGTTGGTGACCAGGAAGCGCCCGTACTGCACAAACGCCCGCAGGTCAGGGTAGGTCTGTGTTACCTCGAAGTCGCCAGCCACGTTGCGGTCACGCTTATACAGCGTAACCTTGTGCGTTAGCATGACTTCGTATTCAGGCATCACAGCACTTTCACCGCCCGCTTGATAATGCCGCTGTCCACCAGAATGGAGTCGGCAATGTTCATAACTGTCGGCATATCCCCAACCTGCTTGCTGGCATCTCCCAAGCCAGAACCCTTGCTGGCTTGGAACCGACCCAAACGCACGCTAAACCAGTTGCCCGTGCCATCGTTGTTCATGGCAAAGTACATGATGGCCTGGGCAACCCAGGTTTCCACCGCCAACTTCTGCGCCACGCTGACTACCGTTGTGTCGTCTAGGTCCAACTTCCAGCCCGTGGTTTCGTCGGGCAGGTAGTTGCCAATACGGGCATCAAGCATCTGGCTGGCGCGAGTACGCCTAAGCAGCGTGGCTTCACTTTGCGCCCGCCCTGTCAGTTCGGCGTACCTTGCGGCGGTGATGTAGCTCACTTGGCATCAGCCTCCAGCAACCGCTGGATTATCGCTTTTCTGCTGCCCCCGCCAGAAAGCTCGCGCTTCTTGGCGAGCTTTTGCAGTTCCGCGAACGACAACGCCTCATAGTCAGGTGCTTTGACTTCTGGCAGCTTGACGGTGTAGGTGTCGCTTGCCACGGTAGGGGTGATGGGTTTAGTGGCAACGGTCTTGCGGCGGGGAGCCAGAGCCAGAGGCACAGCAGCACCGCAACGGATAAAGGCTCTACCGTACTGGTCGGCAACCTCAGCCTCGGTGTTCGCCGCATACCATTTACCCCGATAGTACCGGGGCTTGGTAAAGACTATCTTCACCGCACTCCACCTCATTCTTGCAGGGTAGGGGGCTTTGGCCCCCTACCCCACAGGTTCCCGTCAGCACGCTCTACGAAACTTCCTCGCCGAGCACCGCGAACGGATAGCGCAGGTTCTCGTCAGCCTGCAGACGGTTGATTGGGTTCGGAACCTGCCAGCCAATCCGCATGACCGCACGGATAGCGATTGCGTCTTGCTGGGCCAGGTTATAGAGAATGCTCCCATCGGACGGGTCTTGGATGACCGCCTCGGTGAGAACCTTCCAGGTGATGTCCTTGCGGATGGCGTAAACGAGCTGCTTCCAGTCGCCCGAAATCAGCAAGCTCTGCGCCGGGTCAACCGCGCCGTTGCGGGGGAAGATGACCTGCTCACCATCAAGCTCGTACCGGGTTGCGCCCTGCACGCCCTCTTTGTAGAGGGGCTTGAAGATGGGCTGACCGTTGGTGCCTTCGCGCAGACCGCGCAACCGACCACGCATAACCATGGCGGCAACGTGGCCGTTGACCATGAAGCCATCCTGCTCGACCAGGGCGATAACGCCGTTCACGCCCATGATGTCGTCGTACAGGTCGCCGACGCTGCCAAGCTGCACGAAGTTGCCTGCGGCAATGGCGGCTGGCACAACGGCATCAGGCCAAGAGGCCGGGGCGTTGGTGCCATAGTACACGGCGGCATCGAAGGCGACACCGAAGGCTTCGAGCAGCTTGGGCTTGACCTCACCCCAAATGTCGTAGTCGCTGTCGTCAAGGACGTTCTCGGGTACGACAACGATAACGGCAAGTTCCTCGGCGTCAATGTACTTGTTCTCCCACATCTGCCGAGTAAGCTGCTTGGTGGTCAGGTCGCTGGAATCGGTGCGGGTCGTGGGACCGGGGTTCAGGAAGTACGCCGTTGGCAGCACGCTCAGAACAGGCATACGCCTCTGCAGGCGGGTCATGTTCGGGAGCTTGTTACCAAGAGCCATGACGGTGGACATCTCAGGCACGCCCTGGATGATTTCGCGCTGGTAGTCCTCTGGCATCAATGCCTCTGCGCCAGAGCGCGGGATGTAGGACATCTCCAGTTACCTCCTTGGTTTACGCCCTCCCGGCTGCTCGCCGAATCAGGGCGTTCATATCGAATCCTTTTTGGCCCTTGCCATCGTTCTGGTTGTCGCCCGCCTTGGGCACCGGGCCTGGTGCGGGCTTACCGCCGACCAAATAGGGTTTGGCAGCAACAAGAGCTTTGAGAGCTTCTTCGATACCCTCGACATTGCCGTGTTCGTCAACCCGCACGGCGCTACGGTCCATCAGCAGGGCGGCTGCTTCGCTGTCAACAATGCCTAGTGCTGCACCCTTGACCGTGACCTCAGCCCGAATGAGCCTTTGGTTCACCGCCTCCTGCATCTGTGCGCCCTTGGCCTCGGCAGCCTGGGCACGTTCCTGGGCCTTCTGCAACTCGGTCTTTTGGGCTTCGGCGGCAGCCTTGGCGGCCTTGATGGTTTCCTCCATGGCCTGCACGTTATCGAAACCCAGTTCCTTGGCCCGGACTTCCAACTGCTTCTTGGCCTCGCGCCCTACCCGCCCCATGAAGCTGCGTTCGTCAGGGAAGGTAATGAATGGTGCTTGACCGCTGCCCCCTCCCGGCTGTTGACCGCTGCCGTTAGCGTTTGGAGTCGTGTCATTGTCGGGGGCCTGCCCGCTTCCGCTTGGTGTTCCTTCGCCCTTGTTCTGCTCGTCTAACACTTGTTTGCCCTCCCCGGCATTTGTATCGCGGCACCGTTGCCGCCATCCGGCCTCTTATACCTGCGCTGCCGTAGCGCGATTGCTATTCGACTGGTTTCCCAGCACGTTCTTGCGAGCTACGAACCGCCGCTCCCTGGGCCTCCGCTTTTAGGCGGGCCTGGGCCTTACTTTGGGTATTGCCCGGTGTGTAGGTGTAGCACTTGCCCGAATCACCATACTTGAACCCAGGCTTGCCATTCTCCTGGCAGGGCTTAACGGGCATTACTACCCCCTCCGTTCACCCTTGAGTATAACGCTTGTTTATCGAAAGCAAAGCTGCGGCAGCCGTTTCCCCAGCCTTACCACGCAACTCGGCTGGGAACACCCGTTCCATGAAGTCAACTTCGCGCTTCTGCATCCCGTGTTGTATGGCATAGTCAACCATGTCTAGCAGGTCTTTCATGTCTTTGGCGTGGTAGCCGATGCCCTGATTGTAAATGTCGTACTCCAAATTGCCTGGCTTGAACTTGGCCATAACATCGTGTTTGCACAGCCAGTCGGGAAAGATAACTGGCTTACCCAAGGCCCAGGCTTCGTAAAGGGTGCTCCCGGCATCAGCGATTACCACATCTGCATCGTAAAGCTCCTGCAATGTGACATCTTGGGCCTGACGGTGCGTTGCCCTGGTGGCGGGATGCAAGGCCAGGGTCTTGTCGTACTTGTCGGGTATTTGGGGGAACAGTTGCAGGCAAGCCGGGTAACTTGACCTGCCACGAAGGCTATGTGCCCCATAGCCATGCGTTGGTGCCCACACAACGTAGGGCTTGCTGTGGGGCTTGTGTTCGTACTCTCCTTGGAACAAGGGGTCGAGCTTGGTGTACCCCACCACGAACAAAGACCCAGCGTAGCCGCCCTTCTTAATCCGCTCGGCCCAGGCTGGCCCCGGCACCATGGCGTAGTTGAACTGTGAGATGTATGGTGCCAACCAGTAGTCCTTGTCGCCAATGCCATGTGAGTAGAACACATCCCAAGGACCAACCGGGTCTTTGCCCAGGTCTTTCATGCGTCTGGACGAGAAGAAACGCACGTTAATACCAGAGCCGGGACGGTCAATAAAGACGCAACTGCCAGGGGGAAGGTGTTTGGCGATTGGCTTGCCAAGGGCCTCAATAACCCGCACATAGTTGCTTCGCCTGTGTTGGCCCTGGGTATCGTAAACCATGTTGTATTGATTCGCTTGCCCTGCCACAGTACACACCCTGGCTACCTCGGCTTTGGCCCGCAGGGCATCGGAGTAGTATTTGAGATTGGGATGGGAACGGATGGCCTTGAAGGCGCTAGAAGTGTCCTCAATGCGGATTTTGGTGGCAGTACGGGCTGGGAAGATGTACCCCCCGGCCTCAATGTCAAAGTGAACCCGGTTAACGATGTGGAACGAAAGCTGCACTAGCCTTACCTCCTAGCGAACAAAACCTGCCCTTCCAGCAGGTGACCACGTTCAATCAAATCAGCCACCAGACCTGCTACCTCGGCTGGTTGCATCATGTGGTCGAAATCATCGTCTGGCGCTATGGTGTGGCGCATATCAGTCGCCACAGCCCCCGGTGCCACGCAGTACACCTTAATGCCGTAGGGTTTGAGTTCTTCAGCCAGGCTTAAACTAAAGCTGATAACCCCCGCCTTACTGGCAGCATAGGCGCTTCTGCCTGGCCTTGGGCCTGTGCCTGCGGTGCTGGCTATGGTGATGATTTTGCCGGGCCGCCCTTGGGTACGGCAGAGCCGGGCGTACTCTTTGCAGCAGTAGAACACGCCATCAAGGTTCACGGCCATCTGCCTGCGCCATGCCTTGGGGGTCAGTTCAAGGACGGTGCCAAGCTCCACAATGCCCGCATTGGCAACCAGGGCATCTACCCTGTCCTCCGACAAGTCATTAAACGCCCGTGCCACACTACCGTAGTCACTAACGTCAAAGCCGCAATCACGGGTAAACCCGTGATAGACGTAATGCCCCCGCTGCCGAATCTCGTCCGTGATAGCCTTGCCAATGCCCCGGCTATTCCCGGTTACGGCAACGTAAAGGGCGTTACTCTGCGGCGTATCTGGCATTGTAGATGGCCTCTGCCAGTATCAAGTCTAAGGGCGTGGTGATTTTGATGTTCTCCTCCTCGCCCTGCAACAGTTCTGGAAAAGCCCCGGTTTCGGCCCACACCAAGTAGGAATCGTCGGTGTAGTCCGATGTACCGTCTGCCTTCTTGTGGGCCAAACGTAGTAGGGCGGTCTGGAACTTTTGGGGCATCTGCACCTGGCCAACCCATTCACGGTTAAGGTAGGTTCCCCAGCTTCCAACCACACTAGCCAGGCTGGGCAGCCAAGGAGTCACGGTTGGGCCAACCGAGTTGATTACCCGGCGAATAAGGTGGGCGCTGGCAAAGGGCCTTACAGCTTCGTGTACCAGCACATAATCACTCGTAACATGGTCAAGGGCGTTGCGGGTTGACTGTTGGCGGGTCTTGCCCCCGGTGATGCAGACCGCCTGAACACCGTACTGCTCGAACAATTCCGCGAAGTCGTCCTCGCTCCCGGCAGGACAAGGCACAATCACCTTATCCACTTCGGGGAATTGGGCAAACCGTTCCAGGGCATGGACCGCGATTGGTTTACCCCCCAACCGGGCTAATTGCTTTGGATAGCCCAACTTAGCACGTTTACCTTCGCCAGCAGCTAGGTAGATGATGTCCACGGCTAGCTCCTTTCTCGCATATACATCGGCTGCCAACGTCCCTTTTCAATCAGCTCCAACTCAATCTGCCGCCTAAACGCCCGCCATTCCTTCACGGTTTCGCCCCCAGCAGGGTTTTTGTGGGCAGCGTACTTGGTACGACCAAAATGCCAGCCTATGGTGTTGCACCATAGGTCTTTGTTGTTCAGAGGATGCGGGGGAACGTAGGTGGGAATACCGCCTAGATATTGCAGGGCGGCAGACATCTGAATATCCTCACCGTTTTCCAAGGTCACAGGCTCAAACGCCCAAAATAGACGCAGCCATTCGGTACGCATAAACCAGGCATGACCGCCATAGTCAACCTCGGTTATTTGCTCGTTGGGGCCGCGCCAGCCAACCCAATGCCGCCCTTTTTGGTCTTGGTCAGGCGGCAACAGACAATGCCCCGAACCAACCATCAAGCCTGGCCTTTGCTTCATGCAGGCCAGGCAGTTCTCGAACCAGCGTTTACCGGGAATGGTGTCGTCGTCCAAAAAGGCAAGGTACTCGGTTCTGCCTTGGGCTAGTAAACCTAGAGCGAACCTGCCGTGAAAAAGGAAGTTGAAACTACTGTTGACCAACACGGACTTGGGCGGGCGCAGGAAATGCAGTTCCTTCTTTGGGGCGCGGTTTTGCCAGGTCCAAATGTGTCTTGGCTGCACGGTTTGGTTGTTAATCGCGCCAAGTTGAAAAGGGTAGGCTTCGGGCCGGGAGTACGCATTGAGAATAACGGTAATACTGTCTTTAGGTGGTTTGGGCAACATTCAATCTGCATCCCCCTTGCCGTTTAGCTCGGCAAAGATAACGTGTGTTATAACACAGTTATTGCATGGCTACCTGGGCTTTCCCGAAATGGATTCCCGCGAATAGTCGCGGTTTAGGAATTGGTACTGGCTCAAATGCGCTCTTTGGGTTGCTTGCCATTCACGGACCTTGCTTGTGGACAGCTTATGCGCTTGGTCAGTTAAAGCTACGACTTCCCGGCGCTTCCAATACCGTACTTGCGCTTCTATTTCCCGCTGCCGTTGGTGGGCATCGTAAGCCATAGCCATACCTCTGTCATAGCCGTACTTGTCGGCCAAGGCACGCTCTGCGGGGTGCAGGAGGGTTCGGGCTTCGGTGGTTTCGCCTTCGATGTAGACAACCGTGCTGTGCAGGCAGTTCGGGTGGAACAAGCCTTCTTCAATGGCTTCGTCCATGGTTGGGTAGCCTTCTGTTTCGCCGCTCAAACTCACAACTCTGTCCTGCCAGGGTACGCACAAGGGACAAGCGCCGTAGTGTGAGGAAATGCGAACTAGGTCCGTGCCGAACTCCTGCGCCCTGTTCCATGAAGCCTGCAACGAAGCGTGGTGGGTCATGGTGCGCCCAACCATTTCGGCGTAAACGTCCACGCTGACTTTACGGCCATCCTGGTAAACCACCGATTGCACGCCATGCTCGGCAAAGTTGTCTAACAGGCGTTGGCTTATGGCGCGGCGGTCAAACAGGCTGGCGTCAACAAAGCGTGAATCCCCTGCGGCCAAAGTCGCTTGACGGTAAATATCACTTGCTGCCCGGCCAATCGCTAATCTGGTGGGAGCTAGGTTGGCATAAGCCGCGCTGCGTAAGTCCTCGAACACGGCTAAGTGTTGTGGCAGGCGGTCAAACTTGCGTTTGATGTCTGCATCCAACGGACGTAGCAAGGCCGCCGCCATGAGTGGGTATTTGAGCATGACCCCGCTACGCTGGGCAAACTCTTTGGTTGGCATTTGCCGTGGTAGGCGTTCGCGCATATCGGCATCAACGAGCCTTACTTCGGCTAAGTATGCTAGGGCCAAGTCCCGGTCAGCCCAGTCCTGCCAACTGCGTTCCCAATCGTCTAGCGCGGCGTTAATGCGTTTGTTGAAGGTGTACTGTGCCGCAGCTAAAGACGTTACGGGCAAGTCTGAACTGATGGCGGCAAACCACAACACGGCAAGGGCCTTGGCTACTTGCTCGACCAGGCGTTCACCAGCCCGCACCAATGGCGTGCCGTAGTCGGCAGGGTTAACCATAGTCTAGCCCTTGGCTTCGTAAATGGCCCACATCCGGGCCTTGCTGATGTTTAGCCAGCTATTGCCTTCACCAAAGAACCGCCCCGCCCGAAGTATGCCCAGGGCGCTTTTTAGCGGGAGTTGTTCTGAAACCAAAGCAAACGCCTTGTCGTAACTGGCGCAGGCGTTGAGAAAGTATTGGTGCGGCTCCTTCAGCGATTCGGGCACGAACAGGGCTTTGGCGGTACTGGCAACTTGCTGTACCTGTTTGGTCAGGTCCAGCAAGTCTGGCGCGGTTGTCGTGTGGTCAGCTAGCTTCTGTTGCAGCGCGGCCAGGGTTGCCCCCAGCCTGCCGCCCAAAGCAACCAGAGATTGCCGATAGCGTTGCTCGAACTCGGACTCTCTAGGCAGGCGGCTCGGTTCGGTTAGCAGGCGGTTGCTGTCCGCTGTTTTGTCCTCTGTCATCGGCCTCTCCCTCGACTTCTGCCCCGCCCCCGGTTGGACTCAAAGTATAGGGCGTTAGTCCTGCGCCACGTTCATCGTTGATGCGCTTCACTTCGGCTGCCACTTGGGCATCGTCCCAGTCGGGGTTGACCATCTTAACCTTGGTCCAAGTGCTGACAGCCAGAGCTTGCTCTAGGTTTCGCATCACTTCGCTGTTTTCCCTGGGGTCGGTGATAACGCTATCGTTCATGGTGATGTCCACAGGCACAGGCTCGTAGTTCTTTTTAGCCAGACCAGAGGCCACATCGAACATCTGCGCCTGCTTGAACAACTGGAGTAGGGCCTGCTCCCAGTAACGAGCTTTCTTGCCACGGGTCATTAAGCTCTTGCGCTCCCTGATACGCAGGGCTGTGCCAGACTCGGCCCGGCCTTCCGTGGCCATGCCGAACGATTGCGGGCTGTACCCGCACATCGAAACGATTTGGAACAGCATGGTTTCACAGGTTTGCCTGTGTTCCTCGACGCGCAACTCAAACTGAATCGGCTTAATCGGTTCGACGTTCTCGCCGCCCAACCGCCAACTGCTCATGTCCAGTTTCAAGAAAGCCCGGTTGAACTTGTTGAGGCGCAGGGTGCTTTCGCCCGTAACCTCGTCAATGCTACGTTCCAAAAGCTCGCTGTCAACCAGCACTTGGCCCAGGCCAAGCTCAATATCGCGCATCCAGCTTGTCCAAGCAAAGTCCAGGCTGTCCAAAAGGGTGATGCAGCCGTTGTAATCATTGATGCCGATGGGCGTACCGGGATAGAGTCGGTTAGGCCGCATATTGGGCACATAGACACAGCCGAGAGCGTTCATGGGGTAAACCATGTCCACCAAACCCAGGCTCTTGGTTTCATCTATGCTGGCCAGGTTGACAGGGCGGCCAACCTTGTCGCCCGTGCCTTCGTAGAGTTTGTACTCAATGACCAACTGCCCATTATCGCGCCTGCGTAGCTCCATTAAGCGCCAAACCCGGTCGCCAGTTTCGCTCTGCTTGGCTACCCGCCAAAAGAGGACTTCGGTTAGCCAGCCACGGTCAAACACGGGGATAACCTGCAATGGTGAAACGGACGTTACTATCGGCAGGTCCAACAGGCCGGGGTCGGCGTCCAACTTCAAGAACACGCCAGACAAAGCAGCGGTGAGTTCGGCAGACTCCAACAAAAGCGAGTCAATGCCGTTCTCGCGGATAAAGGCTTTCAGGCGGTCAGCGCCGGGCAGGGTTTCCCGGTAGGCGAACTCTGGCGATTCGCTGAATAGCAAGTCAGCCGAAGTTGCCGCAATGCTCCCGGCAGCAGGGAGATGCACAATGCCCTGCCGTTCCTGGCTCTCGATGCGCTGCCAAAAACGTCCTTCGGTTGCTTCGGAGAAGAACATTGAGGACGTATAGAGGTTTAGAAGTTCCTGCGGGTCGCCGCTGTACCAGGCAGCCCATTCGGACATTTTGGCGTACCACTTGTACCAAGGCGTAGGCGGCCAAGCTGTACCCGGCTCAGGAAACGGCATAGTAAGTCACCCTCCTTGTGCGCTCTCCATCATCGTACATTACTGTTTGCCTCTTCCTAGCAGGTAGCTTTTGCTCGCCGCCCAGGCGGTCAAAGCATCGGCGTGGTGGTCGTCCTCTTTATTGATTAGTTCGGTTTGCGGGTTGCGGTAGTGATACTGCTGCAACTTCTGCTTAGTAATGCGCGGTGCGATGTCTAGCAGGTCTTTTTCCAATAAGAAGCGCATAACATTGATACCAACCTGCTTATAGCGGTTGAAGGCAATGGGGTGAACCCTGGTCTGCATCCTTTTATGACGCAGAATTCTGGTGAGGGTGACGTTGGAATCCTTGGGGGCGCTATCAGCGTACAGGTCGGTAATTTTGTGTCTGATGCACAAATCGGCAATGGCTTCACAGCGTTCATTTAGCTCGGTAAGTTCCCACATCTCGGTTTTCAGCACGGCGAAGTGGTCTTTGAGGTCATGGATAATGTGCAACACGCTGGTCGTATGGCCCCAGTCAAGACCTGCTTCCGTAGTTGCAGGCTTGGCCATGACTCGCTTGCCACGCTCGAACGCACGTTCCACGGCGGCATAGTCGTAGAGCGTGTTAGCAATGGACGGGCGTTTAAGCAAGAACTCGGCTTCCCAAGTGGAAGTGGTCAACTGCTGCCGTTTGCGGTCCAACTCGTCGTCAGTCCAAAAGCCTCTTGGGGCGCGGACATCTTCAACGCACCATTGGTAGAGCCTAGCGCCCTTCTCGTCGCGCTGGTCAACCAAGTCCGACATCAGGCCGAAAGGATTATGCAGGGTACTGCTGGCCACAATCTGGTCTGGTATGCCGTTATTGGCTTTGGGCTGGCCCAGGGAAGCCTCGAAAATGCCGGGGTCCATCTCGTCAACCTCGTCCAAACGGAGCTTTTGCGGGTGCGGTCCACGGACGGACTTTTGTGATGCGGCAAGGGCTTGGACCCAACTGCCGTTAGTGAGCTTATAGCCCCGGCCCCCAACCGCCCCAAGTAACAGGTGTTTAGGTACGCCAGGGCGGTCCCAAAGTTGCTGAAGGTACATCACGGCTTTGGTGGACTGTTCTAGCGAACCGCCTAGAATCGTAGTGCCGCAGCCGGGCTTGAAACGCGACTCCAAATAGGCCAAGACAGCCAAGAGCAGGGTTTTGCCCGAACCACGCATGGCGTGCCAGATGGCGAAGGGAGTTGTGTCGCTGTAAGCGTCCCACAAAGCGTCAAGCGGGGATTGGTGGCAGAGCGGGGGCCAAGGCAGACGGATACCAAGAATGACCGCGCAGTAGACCGCCAAGTCCTCTTTACTCTGTAGGCCCCTCAGCGCCAGGTCGGCTTCCGTATAGTGCGCCGAAGGCTGCTTTAATTGATTCGTCGGTAATGACATTCTCCGGGCCACCATCCTCACGGCTATGCTCGGTGGGTTCGCCCAAGGCCAGGCGGCCAACCTTCTGATAACGCTCGCTGGCCCGGCTCAACTTTTCCAGCATGGCCACGTTCATGGCATCCTTGCCGCCTGTTGACTTGAACTTCTCCTGGGCGTTAAGAAAGTGCCCGCGCACATGGTGGAGTCCGACCCGCGCCAGTTCCAAGCACTCTGCGTCAAACTTGGCGGCCTCGGCGGCCAGCAAATTAACCTTGTTATCCTGCCTGGCGGCTTCGACCTTGCTCTGAAACATCTTGCGCTGCTCGGCCCAGCGTTCCTTGGCGGCCTTACGCCTCATATGTGCGGCATCTGGCCCGTACTTTGTGGCGAGTTCGTCCAGGGTTGGGAAGCGGAGGCCATTTTCTTCTTGCAGGCCCTCGACGTAAGCTGCCCTAATGGTGTTCCACGGGTAGCGGCCCTCACGCATCTGCACACTCATTTGCCGTTCTCCCCCCTGCTGATGCAACCTGCTCGCCCTGATTGTAACTTATACTGGCAGAAAACCAAAAGGCGGGATATAACAACTGTTACTCCCGCCCCCCGGCCAACACCTGCAAATGGGGTCTTAGACCCGGTATTTGCGGAGATTCAGGCGTTTATCGAGTATTTGCAGCACGGGAATGCCAATGACCACCGAAGCAAGCTGTCCAGCCCCTACAGTAAGCGCCATAGTGACCCAGGGCAGGCCAATGACGTAATGCAGCATGGTTGCCACGCCCATTGCGCTGATAACGGTGAACAGCAAACCGCCAACCCATTGGTTGCGGCATTTCCACACAACGTAGCCGACGATGGGGGTCTGAATCAGGCCCAACAGGATGTCGGGGAGTCCGTTGGAGCCGAGCATATTGATGATAACCGAAGCCAGGGTGTTGGCTACCACGGCAAAGGGGCCGAAGTAGAAGGCTGACAGGTCAATGATGTTGGCAATCCGCATCTGCACCGGGCCATAGGAGATGGGGGCCAGGGCTACGGTAGTAACTACCTTGATGGCGGCAAGCAGGCCGACGAGCGCGATTAAACGGGTGTTACGGTTGACGTTAGCTTTCACTTTTCATTCCTCCGGGCATTTGATGTCGCAGGTCCCAGCTAACTGCGCGAGTCTTACAGGTTTGCAGCGGCGTAGGCTTGGAACTTCATCCATTCGGCCAGGTTATGGCGTTCTACGTCCTGCCAATAGACGCTACGCTGCCCTTTCTTAGCTCTTGCGTGTACCATCTTGCGTCCGTCGAAGCGGTAGACTGTGCCCCATCTCGCCCCCTTCCATGAGCTTTGGTCGGTTGAGTGAAACGTGTGCTTCTGCAACTGCTCCATTTTGCCGTAGCCCAGAATGTGAACCTTACAGTTGTTCTCCTGGGCGGTACGCAGGAACCAGGGAAAAGCACGGGTCCACTCAATCGGCTGCTTGGACTGTTTAACGCCCGCTATACCGCCCAAGCACACATAATCATACTCCCTCACCATCATGCGCCAGTAGTCCAAACCTCGCGCTGGGTGCCAAACAGGCATACATTGGCGGCCTACGATGTGTTCTAGCCTTGCCCGCATCTTTTCGACCTTTTCCATGCCGACCATGCCTTCAACGTCAAGCTCAATGAAGTGCTTAATGCCCAGGTCGCGCATGAGTTCGGCGTAGGCTTCGTTATACGGGTCCCAATCTGTCACCCGCGAGTTGTGCATGAAGGTGAACGCACCAGAGTCAAACATCAGGTCGCCCGTGAACTTGCCTGCTAGCCAATCGTCAAGTACCCAGCTACCCCCACGGATGTAGTAATACGACTCCATGAGATAAGGCGATTGGAACAGCAAGTCCTTGATGCAATCCCGGTCGTTGATGGCCGCTAGGTAGATGTTCACATGGGTACGTCGAAGCGTTCACCGCAATGGGGGCAGGTAACGGTGTGTAGTTTGCCCCCGCCTGCTGTTTCATGGTCCTCGAACAAGGGCGTGAAATCAGGCGGCGACAAAATGCTGTTCCGTTCCTCCTCGCTGAAACCGATGGCGTCCAACAGCAGAGGTTCGCCCTCCAAGGATTCAAGCTCAACTGCCAGCAATTCCATATCCCATTTGCTGGCCTCTTGTACCTTGTTATCGGCTAGCCGGGCAGCCCTCACCTGTTCCGGGGTCAGTCCTTCACATACCACCACGGGCACCTTGGCCAACCCCAACTTCTTGGCCGCCTCGTACCTGCCGTGCCCGGCCACAATCTCGTACTGCTCGTCCACCACAATCGGCGTGTGCCAGCCAAACTGCTTGATGCTGGCCGCAATCTTGTCTATGCTCGCCTGGTCGTGCGTCCTGGGGTTCTGTGCGTAAGGCTTCACCTTGCCCAGTTCCACAATCTCCTGTCGGGTGTATATCGCTACCCCGCCTATCGTTACCCGCTTCTCTGCCATTTGCTCTCC